GAACAATGCCATTACTGGCGGCTTTGCTACGACCACACAGGCCATCAACACCGGCTTCGGCAATGCCGAGCTGTCCCGCAGCAACCAGCAGGCGGCGCTCATGCAGCAGCTCAACGCCATGCAGATGCAGGCCGCAAATTGCTGCTGCGAGAATCGCGCGGCTATCGCGCAGGTGCGCTATGACATGGCGGCGCAGGCGTGTGACACGCGCAACACCGTGCAGAACGCGACCCGCGACATTATCGACGCGAACAACCAGAATTCGAGAGCGATCTTGGACTTCCTCACGCAGAGCAAGCTGTCCGATCTCCAGACCGAGAACCAGAATCTCAAGCTGGCTGCGTCTCAGGCCGCGCAGAACAACTATCTGATCTCTCAACTGCGTCCGTGCCCTCCCCCCGCTTACATTACCTGTAGCCCGTGGGCGGGTAGCGGCTACGGCGGCTGCGGTTCCGGTTGCGGCTGCTGACAACTGCATAGCATAGCTTTTTGTTGACGATTTTGTTGACGTCAACAAAATGGTCGGCCCCGTGCCGATACTAACGACAAACGCGGCGGGGCAATAGCCCTGCCGCTGTATTTTAAACGGGTCGATTTCGACCCCTTTAGGAAGGAATGATTTTGTGAAAACGGTTGACGAACTTAAGCAGGAATTTGTCGATCACATTGCAACTCTGGACAAGAGTGAAATGAGCATGTACGATCTTAGCAATTATGCCGATCTTTTGCGTAAAGCGGACGAATTATTTGCGCCCAGCTACGCGGAAATGGTCGCAAATGGTGCGTTTGCCCCTTTTGGGGCAAATCAGAGAAAGGAGTGATACCAGTATGGCTGAGTTTAGTAATTCTAGCATTGCTTTGGTCCCTGCCGGGCAGAACGTCCCACTGACCGAAACGGCGGTCAATAGCAAGCCGTGTATCGTGCATCGTCAGGGCGCAGGCATTGTCACGCTTCGCGGACTCACCAATCAAAATCGCGCCCTGTTTAGGGTCTCCTATGGCGGCAACATCGCCATTCCCACCGGAGGAACGGTTGAAGCCATCACGGCGGCGCTTGCCATCAACGGAGAGCCGTTGACCAGTGCAACGGCGACTGTCACGCCCGCGGCGGTAGGAAACTACTTTAACATTTATGTTTCCGCACAGGTCTGCGTTCCGAAAGGCTGCTGCTTGACGGTCGCAATGGAAAACACCAGCACTCAGGACGTCAACTTCGCTAACTCGAATCTGACGGTTGAGAGAATCGCGTGAAAGGAGAATGGACATGAGCAAGAAAGCAATGTATGATCTGCGCAATATGCTATGCGACGAACTCGACGAGCTGGCACGTAAGGGCGAGCTTGGCGCGGGCGATCTCGAAATTGCGCACAAGCTGACGGACACCATCAAAAACATCGATAAAATCGAAATGTTGGAGGACGACGGCTATTCCCGCGATGAAGACTATTCTCGCCGCTATTCCCGCGACGGAGACTGGCAGTCTGGTATGCACGGCGCTTATGACCGCGATATGTCTAATGCGAGACGCGGCACGCATTATGTTCGTGGCCACTACTCCCGCGACGGCGGCATGGAAAATATGAAACGCCAGTTGCAGGAAATGCTGGACAACGCCGACGATGAAAGCATCCGCAGAGCCATCCAGCGTTGCATGGACACGATCGAGGGCTAAAGGGGGTGCTCCCCTATGGTCGACGAGAATGAGGTCAAGCGCTGGATAGCTCGCCTTGAAACGGAAGAATCGAGCTGGAAAAACTATGAGCGCCTTGCCGTGCTGTATGCCATCCGTGACCAGCAAAGCAGCAGCAGAGAGAGGGCTTTGCCAATGGCATACTCCGCAGCACCCGCGCCGGTTAGCGTCGAAACATACGGCGACAGCGATTTTCTGCGCGCAGTGGCAGACGTTCCCCCGGACAAGGCGTGGGAGATCATGGACGAGCTGATGGACAGTTTGAAAATTGTAAACGAGCGCGTCTATAATAGCGTCATGCGCAAACTGGAAAAGTAAATTGTAGACGGAATTGCAGATGAGTTACAAAAAACCTTGTAATATCAATGCTTTTGCGGATTCGGTTGCGGGTTCGACTCCCGCCGCCTCCACCAATGAAAAAACCTCGCAGTCTCAACGGCTGCGGGGTTTTTCTTGTATTTGCAAGGGTTTTTAGGCTTGGCTATTTGCGCATTACTTGCGATATTTGCAAGTCATCTTCCGTTAAAGCAGCGTTTTTGCAGATGAATTGCAGATGAAATTACAGATGAAATGCGGATTCAAAAAAGCCGTCAACGGCATCTGCCACTGCTACGGCTTTATCATCCATGGTGTGCTGATATACGTTTTTAAGCATGTTGTTTGTGGAGTGCCCCATGCGCTCCATTGCGTATTTGTCGGGGACATTGAGCCTGAGCATGACCGACGCGTTTACATGGCGGAGGTCGTGGAAGCGGAACGGCTGGACTCCGCAGCGGACACACGCGCGTTGCAGATGCTTATACAGGACATTTCTTGTTGCATGGACAACATACTCATCTGTGTGCGGAGCCGCGTTAAACAGCCCCATAATATACGGCGGCACTTTTAGTTTTCTGTTACCGCTATAGGTTTTAGGCTGCTTGAGCTGCGGGCCGTCCTCACCGTCTACCATTGCTTGCTTGATCGTCAGGATATCACCGTCAAGACAATCCCATGTTAGACCTCTGATCTCCGATGTACGGAGGCCGAGCCAGACGGCCAGCAGGAAAGGCAATTCAAAGTCAGTTCCTTTGCAATCCTCGTGTAGAATTCTAATCTCGTCCATGGTAGGGATTTTGATTTTAGGCGCTTCCTTCTGCGGCAAAGATATCCGGAACACCTTATCGGGGCATTCCTCCGACATTGCCGCCGTAAATAAGCCGTAAGCGTTGCGGACGTATTTTGGGGACTTTTCCCGCGCCATCTTATTCACGGCACGCTGCACGCGATCCTGCGTCAACGCAAAGCACTTAACGCTCATCAGCTCCGGGAAAACCACCTTGCGGAGTTTTCTGTACCCGTTGACGGTGGAGGGGGAGAGTATCGCGTCCTTGCTGTCAATATATCGGTCGATAGCATCACCGACCGTGCGCTCAGACACACGAGCGGCAGACTTCGCGCCGGACTTCAATGCAGCGGCTTCATTCTCCGCTTGCCTTTTGGTAGGCGCTGTGACGGACACGCGCTTTCCGTCTACCATGACACTGACATTCCAGTTGCCGGATGGCAGTAGTTTTGCTTTCGGTATCTTCATCAAATTCCCCTCCAAACAATGTACAAGCACCATGCGGCCAGCAGAACGATAATGACAAACATTATAGCAATCACGCCGTTGCGGATACGGACACCACGCCGCATGATCTCAATCATATCTGCTTTTGCGTCAACGTGGCGTTCCAGTTCATCATTCCGCGCTTGCAAAGTTTCCTCGGTCGGCGTCAAGTGTTCGGAAATCCCGAACACCTCATCAAGAGAGATGCCAAGCACCTTGCAGATCGCAGCGACTGTGTAAACTGATGGGGACTTAGATGCGCGAGAGAAAAAATTTTTTACTGTTTGCAACGGTAAGCCTGCTTTGTCGGCAATATCTTGATGCGTTAGTCTTAACAAGTCTTTTTGCTCCTGACATCGTTTCTGAATGTTCACTTAACATCATATCCTTTCAGTGCAAATGTTGCACTTTTTTGTAGCAATGAAATTTGTCGAAAGTTGTCAAAGGGTCAAATCTAAGCCTTGAAAGTGCGGTGCTTGGTGCTGTACGGTCAAGACATGCAGCGGCGACCGCTTCCCGCTGGCTGCAAAAAGGCACTGCCGTTTGTTGCAGAGGGCGGCAGTGCCTTTACTTCGAAATATTGATGCTTGCCCCGCTATGTGCGACAATCGACATATAGCCCCGTTACTATAATTACTTGGAGGGACACAAAATGTTGTGTAATAGTGCGAAAGATGGTACAATAAAAAAACAGATTATGCGGAAAGGCAATAAACCCAGTACGAACGATCAAAATTGCCTTGAGAGCTTGCGCAAACAAATCCTTGAAATGATAGACCAGTTAACCCCTGCGGATTGCGCAGAAGTATTTTCAAAATTAAAAGAAAGAGGTGTGCTATGAAGAGCTACGAGTTTGACATTTCCAAACTGGCAGAGAACAGCATCATCATGAAAGGCCAGATCAACGACGTTGTATTTGGATTGAAGGAAATCTCAGACAAGATTGACACGCTGATTGCACTCAAGCAAGTTGAATTATCACTCCTGCAACAGCAGCGAGCGCCGCAATGCCAGAAAAAACAGCAGTAATAATAAACCGCATTTTCTCGCGGCGTTCCTTTTCGCCTTGATCTTTTTGCTGCCGCTCATGGTCTTTCCGCTCCGCTTCGGTTTTCATGCGGTCTTGCGGATTCGATGGGTAGAAAGTAGACATTACATCAGCTCCCGCATTTTTTTACTAAGCTCATCGAAAACGGCCAGCGCCGTATCTTTATCGGTTATTTCCCTGACAGCTTTAATAAGCGCGTCCTTTTCGCCCTCGCCCTCTGTGGCGGGGGCTTCTTTTATGCCCTCGGCCTCGACCAGTTTCCGCACCGTCTCAATATCCTCTAAGCACTTGGCGGTTTCTTCCGGGGTTTCCCCCTCGCGCAGAAGGATTTCGTCTGGCGTGGTTTTCAGCAGGATACAAATAACAGCAGCTTCTTTCGGAGAAGGGAGATTGCTATTCCGCTTCCATTCGCTAACCCATTTTGTTGTTCTGGTTGTCCCCATTTTTTTATTTAGTTCTTCGCAAAATATCGTGTTGTTCCTATATATTTTTTTAATCAAAAATACTATTTTTTCATAGTTAATAAAAACAACGTCCCTTTTTGCCACAGTAGTTACCTCTAAAAGTTTAATTCAAAAAATCAACATAGTCGGTAAACTTCCACATGCAGTCATAAAGCGTGAAAAGTTTTCCGTCTGTTCCGATAGTCTTTATTGTTGATATTAAAAATGAGCGACCAACAACAGAAAAATTGAATTCTGCAAATTTCCCATGTTTCCAACAATGAATGCATGCTTTGGAAAGTTCACCGTTAACGGAATAATAAAGCTCTCCAATATAGTTTTCTTCGTCAAATGACTTGATACTATCTCTTATGGTACTGAAAAATGCAATTAGAGGATATTGGTTCCGTTTTTTGGTTTTTGTTCTTGGGGCATAAATTAAATAACTTCTTGGTAAATCATCGGCATGAAGAACAGGACCAAAATCAAAACAGATTGAGTTAAAATTTATTTGGTAATCAGATGGAATTATTTTTTCAATTTCGTTATCTTGTTCTAAATCATGCAACGTGCTAAGATGATAATTTATTTCATTTACCGCAAGGCTTAATGTTCTTTTGTTGTTTAAGTTGTATGCTGCCCACGCCTTATTCTCTCCAATATACGAGCAGTTACAAATTTGATATGGTAAAAAGGGGAAATAAGTCATTCCCTCTTCAATGACTTGGCTCATTTTTAGCCAATCGTTTTTAGATAGCACATCTTTCTCACAACGATAATTTACTAAAATTGCTATTTTTGAAGGAGGCGCAGATTTAACTTCTTTTGGTTCAACATATGCAGCAGGCGAATCGTTTGACTCTGGTTTTTCCGCATAATATTCTTCATAGCTTCCACTCCAAGAAAGCCCAAAGCGACCTAAAAAATTATCTAAAACTCCCATAGCCCAAATATTTTTTCAAAACCGCCAATTAAAGGCGGTTATTTTTGTGCACACCGTCAACGAAGAAAATTCGTTGATGGTATTGACTAACGAAAAAAGTTCGTTTATAATAGCCTTACAGAACTTAATTAAGGCAACAAAAAACCAAGCCCCCAACGGATTTCTCGTTTTTGCGGACTTATAACCGATATTTTGTTGGCTGACACTTACATAATAGCGGTGTTGGTTGCGTTTGTCAATATAAAGTTCTGAACTTTATAAGGAGGGGAGAACGCTTGGAATTAAAGGCAATCCGAGAAAATGCCGGTTTGCGGCAGGAAGACGTAGCAAAGAAACTCCGTGTAAGAGTTTCCGCGGTGTCTAACTGGGAACGCGGTGTGAATGGTATTGCAAGCAAGTACATTAGACCGCTGACCAGATTGTACGGTGTGACCGAAACGGAAATCAGATCGGCATCGGGAGCCGCACAGGCTGCAAGAGCAGATAAGGCGATGAGACCCAGCGAAGAGAACTAACACACAACAGGAGGAAATGAAAGATGAAAGAACTCAAAGTTAAATTAACGTTTATCGAGCCGATTCTCGGAACCAGCCCCGCGAACCCTGATATCTACCGCGAGTTTATCGGTAGTCACGCGCCGGATACGGCGAGCGTGGAGGACGAGGTTGCGGCGCTGGGAGCGGACGCGGTTGCCGAAAAGTCCATGACCATTTTCCCGCGATTGAACGACGGTACGCCGTTTTTGTACGACTACCAGATCAAGGGCTTTTTCAAGGACACCTGCGGCGGTCTGCGCAAGGTCAAGGATTCGTCCAGCAGCAAAATCAAGGCTTACAAGAAGGAAATCGACAAGCTGATTTTCCCCGAGCCGCGCACCATTCCAATTCTCTTTGACGGCGAGATCAAGGAGTGCCAGCGCCCGCTGAGAGCGCAAACGGCGCAGGGCGAGCGCGTCAGCCTTGCAATGAGCGAGGAAATTCCAGCCGGGGCAACGTGCGAGTTTACGGTGGTATGCCTGTGCGACGACCATATCGACGTTGTGCGCGACTGGCTGGATTACGGAAGATTCTCCGGCATTGGCCAGTGGCGCAACAGTGGAAAAGGCCGATTCCGCTGGGAGGAAATCGAGTAACGCAACGGAGTGGCATGGACGCGCCTTGCACGGCCTTGAACAGCGAGGATTAGCCCCGGAAAGCAACGGAATGGTTTTGCCGGGAACAGCGTTGACGAGCAACGGCAATGCGGAGATAAGTCTTGCGATGAGATGTGATGGCGAAGAATAGCTGTGATCAGCAAAGGAGTAGCCTCGACTGGCTCTGATGTGCTATGGCATGGAATTCCCTTGATTAGCAATGGAATCGCTTCGCAATGCGAAGCGTAGCACAGCATTGGTAGCGAGTAGCAGGGACCGGAGAAGCAACGGAACAGCAATGATGTGAACTGTACAGCATTGGAAGGCAACGCAATGGAAGAGACACGCATAGATATGCAGAGGAATAGTTCAGCGAAGTGATGCAGCGGAGTTGCGACGTTTCGCTGTGAACCGATTTGTAATGCAAAGAAAATGCCCCGCCCAATGTTGCAGCATCGAGCGGGGCGGGTGGGACAAATCTCACCACAAGATATTGTGTCCGTGCTTATTGTAGCACGAGAGAAAGGAAAAGGCAAGATGCTAAAGCCACAACAGTTAACGCGACGGCGAAACGACCTTGAGCGAGCCGTGCGCGGCGCGATGGGACGGGCGTTGATTCGCACCGGCAAGGAGCTGGGCGAGGAAATCGGCTTGTCAGAAACGCAAATCTGCAATCGCATGGCGGGGCGGTCCCGCTGGACTTTAGATGAAATTTGGGAGCTTGACCGAGTTTTGCAATTTACGGACGCGGAAAAGCTCATGCTGATCGGGGGCACGAAATGATTGACACACTGATTTTCGGCGGCATTGCCGCTGCGGTGATCGCGCTCAACGGCTGTGACTTTACGACGGGGCTTGCCGTCATCGGCGCGTGCGCGGTGTGCAAGGTGCTGTATGAGCTGCTGCCGTATATCGACAGGGGGTGCAGGAAGTGAAATGCGAGCTGTACCATGACAACTTCCAGAATTTTAAGAAATACGGAATCCCAAAGGCGCAGCTTGTGATCGCGGACATTCCTTACAATATCGGCGCTGACGCTTACGGGAGCAACCCGACGTGGTACATCGGCGGTGACAACAAAAACGGCGAGAGTAAAAAAGCAAAGAGCAGCTTTTTCAACTCCGACGGCTATTTCAAAATCGCCGAGTATATGCACTTCTGTAACCGGCTTTTGAAGAAAGAACCGAAGGAGAAAGGGCAAGCCCCGGCAATGCTTGTTTTCTGCGCGTTTGACCAGATGCAGACCGTTATGGAGTATGGCAAGCAGTACGGATTCAAAAACAGCTACCCGATGTTTTTTTGCAAAAACTATTCCGCGCAGGTGCTTAAAGCCAATATGCGAGTAGTAGGGGCGACGGAGTTTGCGGTAGTGCTTTACCGTGACAAGCTTCCAAAATTTAACAACGGGCGCGAGATCGGCGAAGATGGGAAACCGATTCGCGGCACGGGAAAGATGGTTTTTGATTGGCAGAAGTGGGAGCGCGACGGGAAGGACATTCCCAAGATCCACCCCACGCAGAAGCCGGTGAATGTGCTGAAAAGGCTGATTGAAGTTTTTACCGACCCCGGCGACGTTGTAATTGACCCATGCGCGGGAAGCGCGGCCACCCTTCGCGCGGCGTATGAACTTGGGCGAAATGCTTACGGTTTTGAAATCGACAGGAATTTTTACAAGGCGGCGCAAGAAGAAATGCTTGCTCCACTGTTTGAAAAGCCCGCACAAATCACGGTGGAAGAGGTGACACGGTGAGACGGCACGACAAGCGCACGAGAGAGCAGCGCAAGGCGGACGAATCGGCGC